GAAGTCATATTCCTTCGGAGGAATGAATGCTTTGTTGGTATCGTCAAAGCGCCCTTGGTCAATGGTGTCTACCCAGATTGTCCAGTCGGCCTTGAAGTTGTTCCGCATCTCCACCAGCGGGGCTACGAAGTCGCAGATCACAAAGTCGCCGGTAGACTTAAAGGCAAACTCAGCCATCCGCAACGACTGACGAATACGGCCCTCTTTGCTGAAGTCCCAATCATTGAACCGCTTGCGGATGTCATCAGCGTTGAACCAGTCCACGCTGCACTTGTAGGACGTAGGAACGTGCTCAGTTGCCCGGTAAGCAGGCATATGCTTCACATCCGAGTTGCACTCAAGGTACTTCTTCAGTGCGGTAGCAAGCGTCGTTTTGCCGCTACCCGGCAGACCCATGATTAGGATTTTTTTCATTTGACCTTGTACAGTTGTTTGACCGCAAACTCGGGTGCTGGCTTACGCCAGAAATCTTTACCGGCGTACTTCTCCCAAACGGACTTTGGCAGGATGGATGGTCGCTCCTGCCATGTTACCTCTTTGCGTACCGTGTGCAGGCTCTTCATGTTCAGGGCTTTGTCAAACACCTCGTTCTCATATTCCACGTTCTTGAAGTCGTGGTCAAAGTATTGTTTGCCGATGAACTGATACAACTCGCGCATGACGCTCTCAGGCTGCTTGCAAAGCATTTCGTACTCCACCAGCATAATCATGTCTGGGTTTAGCAGTAGACCCTCTTCCAAGAAGTAGTAGGGCTTGACCACTTGGCCCTCTTTCTTCACATCCATCAGGGCATCGCATCTTGTGGTAACTGTTTGCCGCGCTTCATCATCCGTCAGGGTTGCGCCGTACAAAGAATTTTTGGCCGAAATGCGCTCAAAGCTGTCCAGTATCCAAGGCAGATCACGCACACAGCAAATGATCTTGGTCTGTGGGTAAAGGTCTTTGAGCAGCGATGTCTTGGATGTCCAGCCCCGGCTGGTGTCAAACACCGTGTTAGGTGTGACGGATTTGTAGTAAGCGTTAATTACGTCTTTGAGTATTTGCTTGCGGCGGTCTTCATCTATCAGGTGGTTGCTCTCACTGCCCGTGATGACGTTGATGGTCGATGTGACCAAGCCTTGCACGGGGGATGAGATGTCAGCGTAGAACTCAGGGTTCTGGCGCAGGATAGCCGACAGCAGGGTCGAGCCTGACCGTGGCAAACCAGAGATGAAGAAGAACTCTTTCATGCTGCTGGAGTTTGAGCAACCCAGTTGATTGTAGCTTCATCCCACTGGTAGCGTACATTCCCGCCGTTTATGACGGCATCTGCTGGCCTTGCAACAGGCGCAGCCCAAGTCATTGTGTCCAAGTAGCCAATCCATGATGGATAAGGCTTGCGGGCTTCATGCTCAATGACCTTGGCTGCATTGAATTCTGCTTCGGTCAATACCTGCAAAACGCCAGCAATGGTAGTGTCGGCATCATCATCACAAGTGCCATAGTATCGTGGCGCTCTCAAATATGTGCCATCAGAGGCTGTTGCTACAGGCCAAGTTGATTGGTCGTGCCAAATGTGGGTGTAGCCCTTGACATTAGGCATTGATGGGCCTGTGCGCTGGGGTTCTACAGTGCAAGGTATCTTGGTTACTGCGTCTACTTCGGTAATGCAAATATACATTGTGATACTTCTTAAAATTAAACTGCGACTCGGCGAACTGCCCGAACATTGAGCGCATAGTTCTTGTAGTAGCCGCCCTGTTGGCCGTTGCTGAATAAAATTCTATTAGCGTTATTAGCAGAAACCTGCGTACTAGACCAATAAAAGGCCGCTGCGAACGCTTCTGCTCCCGTAGATGTTACAAATGCTGCGGCAGAGGTTTGCGGTGGATTTCCGGAAGTGTAATTACTACTTCTGCTGGGCACGGCATTGGGGTTAGCGCCATACGACGTAGTGTTTGCTCCTGTTGCAGGCTTTAAATTAAAATAACACACTTCAATCTCGTTTATAGCAGGCAAATACCAATCGTTAAATCCACCAATAGTCAAGCCTTCGCAAAAATATGCCGCCGGATAGTTATAATTATTCATGTTTGAACTGTTTGTTGGTCCGTCAATAACTGACCCTGTACCAGCGGTTGACGTTTTAGATGGCTGCCACGCCAAAGTGCTTTGTGCAGAAGCTACAGGGCCAATAACTAAATTAAAATTGGCTACGCCGGTTCCTGCTGTAGAAATTTGTCCTGCATAAAAACCACCTTGATACGGAGCACCAATAACAAGAGCGCCGCCGCCATAAGTAGCACCAATAATATTAAGCATAATTCCACTCATGCTAAATTCCCCGTTATTACGGCAACTGTAGCTGAAATAAACAATATTGTTGCCATGCCTCTAGTAGTTACACTAAAACCAGTGCTCGAAATATTGGTATCTGTGCCGCCTTTGTAAACAGTTGTTACAGCGGAACAAGTGCAAGCAATAGTTGCTGATGTGTTGTTAAAAATGCTAATTACATCGCCAGCCGCAAACACAGATGCCGGCACTACAATTGTGCCTGATGTGCTAAGTGCTACAAAAGAACCTACATCGCCAGCAACTAATGTATAACTTGCTGTTTTAGTGCCGGACAAAGGAATATTAAGATAACCTAATGTCACATTTGAAGCATTATCTGGTAGCGAATAAATAACGCTACTAGCCGTGTTTGGAGATTGTAATGTGCTTGTACCTGTATTAGAGGCGTTGCCTTGAATTTTGATATTGCTCATATCATTTCCTTAATTAAACAATGAACCATTTTTGATCTGTGCCAACCGTTACAGCTATACCAGTGTTTACTGTTACAGGCCCAACGCTAAAACCATTTTTCCCAGCCGTAATTGTGTTGTCGGCTGAAATAACAATTTGATTTTCGTTAATTGGTGTTGCGCTGCCACCACCAGACGAATTGATTGTTTGATTGGGCCAAGTACCAGATATTGTGACATTAGTTCCTGCAACAATGCTAGGTGTTGTCGTGCCTGTTCCTCCGTTGACAACAGCAAGCGTTCCCGTTACACCTGTTAATAACGGTAGACCTGTTGCATTAGTCAATGTTGCGCTAGTAGGTGTGCCAAGTATTGGAGTTACTAAAGTCGGTGATGTAGCAAAAACATTAGCGCCTGTGCCTGTTTCATCCGTCAAAGCGCCAGCAAGTTGAGCAGAGGTAAACGACCCAAGAGATGCCGCATTGCCAACAGATGTAATTGCGCCCGTGAGATTAGCGTTTGTTGTCACTGTGCCAGCAGTTAAACCCGCTGCTGTACCTGTAATATTTGTTCCGACCAATGCGCTTGGAGTTCCAAGTGCTGGAGTTACTAATGTTGGTGACGTTGATAATACTGTGCTACCCGACCCGGTGCTTGTTGTAACGCCTGTTCCCCCATTTGCAACAGCAAGCGTGCCAGCTAAAGTTATTGTTCCCGTTGTTGTAATTGGGCCACCGGATGTAGTTAATCCTGTTGTGCCGCCTGATACATCAACGCTAGAAACTGTGCCTAACCCAATTCCCGAAGCATTTATAGTTTGATTAGGCCACGCGCCCGATACAGTAATATTTGTTCCCGCTACGATTGATGGAGTTGTCGTACCCGTTCCACCATTTGCTACTGGCAATGTTCCTGTGACGCCTGTTGTTAATGGCAAACCCGTTGCATTGGTGAGAGTTGCGCTAGTCGGCGTTCCCAATATTGGAGTCACCAGCGTAGGTGATGTTGATAAGACTGCATTGCCTGTACCCGTCGCAGTTGTTACTCCAGTACCACCATTTAAAACGGGCAGAGCAGTGCCAGAATAACCAATTGCCAAAGTACCAGATGACGTGATTGGCGATCCTGTAATGCTTAAAACGCTTGGCACTGTTGCCGCTACGCTAGTGACAGTTCCTGATCCGCTTGCTGTTGAATTAATAGTTTGGTTAGGCCATGTACCGCTAACGGTTACATTTGTTCCAGCAACAAGACTTGGAGTAGTAGTACCAGTACCGCCGTTAGCAACAGGCAATGTGCCCGTGACGCCAGTTGTCAGTGGCAAGCCTGTTGTATTGGTTAACGTGCCGCTTGATGGTGTTCCTAACGCGCCGCCCGGTGTTAAATAATCTGTACCTGCGGTAGCTGCGCTAATTGCTGTGCCATTCCCTTTAAGCAATCCTGTCACGCTTGTTGACAACGTGATTGCAGGTGTCGTTGAAGCAGTAGCGACGGTTCCAGCAAGGCCGTTAGCAGATACAACAGATACAGATGTTACTGTGCCGCCACCACCACCAGACCCGTTTGCTGCCGCTGTAATGCGCCCTTGAGCGTCAACAGTAATATTAGCTGCTGTGTATGTGCCTGCGGTCACTGCTGTATCAGCAAGAGCAACCGTTCCCGTTGTTGTGATTGGGCCACCTGTCAAACCTGTGCCGGTTGCCACACTAGTGACTGTTCCGCTTCCGCTTGCTGTGGAATTGACTGTTTGATTGGGCCAAGTTCCGGTAATTGATACATTTGTTCCTGCGACCAAAGCAGGTGTTGCCGTTCCTGACCCGCCGTTAGCAACTGGTAGTATTCCTGACACGCCAGTAGTTAAAGGCAAGCCTGTTGCATTGGTTAATACACCAGACGCAGGAGTACCAAGCGCAGGCGTTATCAAAGTTGGCGAAGTATTTAAAACAACAGAACCTGTGCCTGTGCTTGTTGCTACTCCAGTGCCGCCTTGTGCAACTGCAATTTGCCCTGAAATCATGCCGCTTGTAACAACACCACTAGACCCTGTGCCAACGATTTCACCAGACCCAACAGGTAGATTTAGCGTGACTGTTGCTGCCGTAGACGGGCCGACTAAATCGACAGTGCCACCAAGCGCAGATTGAAATGTAATTTTTCCCATGATTTCCTTACGGAGCAATAATTAATTCAGAAATTGTCAGCGCCCCGGTGGACGGGTTGAATTTCAATTTAGTAGAACTGGCATAACTTGCTGTCAAGTTTCCGCTTGTTGCATCGGCAAACAAAGGATATCGCACCGCATTTGTTGACACATCATTTGTAATTGTTGCATATGCGGTTGATGTAAATCCTGATGGATTGGTTGCAGGATAAGCACCAAGTGACGTAAGAGCAGCAGCCGCTGATGTTGCACCAGTGCCGCCGTTAGCTATTGGCAAAGCAGTGCCTGAATAACTGATTGTCAAAGTTCCAGATGTGGTGATTGGTGAGCCTGCTATCGACAAAAAAGACGGAACTGTTGCCGCAACACTTGTAACTGTCCCCCCGCCGCCAGCCGATCCGTTTGACGCAGCAGTAATCCGACCTTGAGCATCTACAGTTAAATTAACAGATGTGTAACTACCAGCAGTAACTGCAGTGTCTGCTAGTGCAATTGTGCCTGCCGCCGTAATAGGCCCACCAGACAAGCCTGTCCCTGTTGCGACGCTAGTAACCGTACCTGTTCCGGAAGCTGTAATCCAGCCGGTTGCATAATTTGTGTTGCTGGTTTTTGCAAGCAGTTGACCAGTTGTGCCGCCAGTTGGAACGCCGGGTCCGGTTGCTCCTGTTGGCCCAGCTACGCCACGATCAATACTTACCGTTAGATTGTTTGCGTCAATGACTGTGACTTGCATATTTGCCATGATTGATCCTTAAACTTTGACAATGCCATCTGACCGAACTAAAAACATCAAAAAGATGATGCTATCGTCAGCAGGAGTTACGGATACGGCAGGAAATGAAATCTTAATGCGACCTGAAAAACATACAGGGTCATTTACGCCTATGCCAAGTTCTGCATCAGTTGTAAGCAAGCCCCACGCAGAATCGTCAATAGTGACTGTAAATGATCCTGACGCTGTAACAATGTTGCTTACAGTCAATGGAACGGCTGTTGGTGGTGGCGTGTAATTGCCAATGTCAAAAACCAAACCGTTGCGTGTATCAATTAGATTGGTAACTGTGCGCCGTAAAATTTGAGCATCAATTGTGACGCCTGTTAAATCAACGGGTTGTTGTACGCCTGCTGAATTTGTTGATGTAATCGTCAAATTCCAATACGTTCTTTGGTTGTAAACCAATTCGCCAGCTATAACAGGATTGTCAAATCCTGATACCTGTGAAATCGTATTCTTACTAAATTTTGCCAAGATGCTTCCCCTTACTCGGGTGGTGACGCTCCCTGCTAACTCGCAGGGCTACGATTCTTGTATTGTAATTCTACGTCAAATTTAACCGCAAAGATAGATGCAAGCTACTAACACAGGTGTTGTCGTATCGGTAAATGACATAGCTTGCCTTGCTTTTGCTACTGTGATGTTTCGCACAATGTTATCAGATTGCTTCATCCCGACGCCAGCAACAGAACTCGTCACAATCAAGTCACCTGCCGCAATGTTTCCTGATTCCCCACAAACATAAACTTGGCCTTCACCTACAGCATTGGCTGCACAATAATTGTACAAATCTTTGTCGGTTTCATATTCTGGGTACATGACGGTAATGCTTTGCAGTTTGCCGTCAATCTCTATCCACTCAACTTTTTCAATGAAAGCGGCTGGCTGTGCATTTGCCAACAAGCCATTATTGGCAACCATTATTCCAATCGGCACTTGATTGGCAAAAGCAGACATAGCCACTTCAAATAATGTATTGCTGATATTTTTTTCAATGATTAATTGCACATCACAAACAATGTAGCCAACAGGAATATTTGTTGCAATTGGCACAAGCACATCGTGAGCGCCAGTAAATGGCCCGTAGTTAGTGCCAGCCCCGTCCGCATAAAAATCATATGCAATAGAAGAACCAACAATTCCTGATGTTACTGTGCCACCACCGCTTGATGCGGAATTTACGCCACGAACAGCTTGATTAGTGCCACCAGTTGTTCTAGCAATGCCGTAAACGCCAACGCCTGTCGTCGTTGCCTCTCCAACTACACCATTTGCAGCACTGCCCAAACCATAGACGCCAGCCCCATCAGTTGAAGTATTTGTTGTTGCTGTGTTATTTGCGTAAATTGCAGGAACTATGGCTGAACTATTAGAAAAACCTGATGCTGGTGAAACGGTGTTTGTACTAATAACAGATAGTTGACCTGTTGTGCCGCCAAGTTCAACAGTTAAATTGTTTCCAGCATCATAAACTTGCAGTTTGTTAAGTGTGTAATCCATCAACACACGTTGACCGCTGGATGATGTTTGAATCAATGCACCTGTGACCGTTCCAGCAGTAATAGTTCCAAGGTCTGCACTAATTGCAGAAAGATTGCCAACTTTCAAGTTTGACAAGTATGGCGTTCCCCAAATTGTTTGATTTGCTACCGGGTAGTAAATGCCATCACTTTGGAACATGGCCTGTGATGCGCCGGGATTTTGAACCGTTGTTGTAAAAGCGGTTGCAGATGTTGGCGAAAAACTGGTAGTGCTTGGCAGACCCGTGCCAGCAACAGTTACTGGTGAGCCTGTTACCGTTGGATTTCCACTATATAAAGCATAACAAATAACTGAACTATTGCCCGTGTTTCCTGTTGCTCCGGTTGCGCCTGTTGCGCCAGTGGCTCCGGTTGCGCCTGTGGCCCCTGTAGCGCCGTTCTGAGCAATTGCTTGAACGCTAAACCCGCTGGCCCATGATACGGTTGTTGTGGTCGTGCTTGCCGGCGCTGAAATGCTGGTGCTGGCTTGCCAAAGATAAGTTCCTGCCGTGCCGGGATTAGCAGGTATTGCCACTGTCCAACCATTGCCGCCTGTGTACCCTGCGTTAGATGCTGTGGCCCATGTCCATGTGCTGCTGCCGTTTGGGTTTCCGGGTGTGCTGTTTGCCCATTGGTACAGATACACAGTTGCCGTTTGCGTGCCTACTGTGCCCGTTGGTGCCCAGACTAACCCAGAACTTGTGCCACTAATTTGCGATTGCGAAATGTCATTGCCAGCAACAAAACCAAAATAATACGTGCCTGCTGGCAGGATTAGGTTTAAAAATGTAAATGTCGTGCTGGGCGTCAATGGTGTTGATGCCGAGGAAACAAACGTATCTAACAATGTCCACTGGCTTGCTGTTGGTGATGAAAATGTGGAATAAAACAATGTTAGTCTTGTTGTGCGTCCTATGCTTGGCGTTGTAATTTGAATATCAAACGATGGAACTGAATCTGCTGGGCGTGATGCGCTTACTACTGGTGCGCTGAGTGCTGAAAAGAAACTGGCAGATGACAGATTACTGTTAGGTGCTGGACTATATTGAGTAATTGATACATCATCATAAACAGCGGCGTTGTATTCATTCAATTCTAAATTAGCGCCGAGGTTTCCATCAGGCAATGAAATCTCACTTACTTTCATTACCCTAAACAACTTAGCAGACCAACCGTAACTTGTGTTTGTGATTGACACAACATCGCCAGCGTCAATTTGAATTGCTGGGTATGCTGCGTTAATGGTGACAATTAAATCTTCACGGGCTTGCTCAAGCACTCGATTAGCAAGATAACTGACTTGCACAGATTCATTAATTAAATCAAAGTTGCAAGAGAATTTATTAATTGGCTCATTGGCGTAAAGCAAACCACCGGGAGTTTCTAGGTAAACCAAATCCCTTTGATCGCGGTTTAGCTTGCTGGGAAATTGGGCTTCAATTTGATTGATTGAATTTGATATGTCTGTAAGGCTAACTTTTATTTCGCCAATGATGTTGGTATCGTCAAAAGCATAAGAAGTGCTTTCCGCTTTGTTGACAACAATTGACCATTTACCAGACGCTGCGTTATAGGCGTTCCACGAATCGCAGGCCAGCATGATTCGATCAATGTTAGCTAAGACATTTTGCCCTGTGTCTAGCACGCCGTTGATGCGATACCTTGCTTGAGTTGCCGGGTTGCCGCTACTGTCGGTAAAGGTAATTGTTTGATCTGCGTAGGTGTTGAGTGCCGTGGCTGATGCACTATCAATTAACGCTGCCGCCATGCCGCCGCCGTACACTTCGTTTCTTACATAATCTGCCCAAACATCGCCAGGCTTGGCTGCTCCTGTGCTGTTTAGATTTTGCGTGACGTTAAAAGTTATTGGCTGTAAATTTGTTGTGCCAGCGTCTTGGCTGTAAATCAGTTTAACAATTGCAAAAGCCAGACCGTTCATTTGCCTAGTGCCTGTCCAGCGTTCAGCAGATGCAATGTCAGAGCCGCCCATGTAAGTGCTTGGCGCTGTGCCGGTTACGTTTGTAATTACCCCTGCATCGGTAGCAGTGTACAAATTGATAAAAAGAAAGCCATTAATTTTAGTGTCAACATTTCCTGCTCCATCTGTCAAACTGACAACTTTGGTTAAATCGCTGCCATCAAAAGTAACTATGCGATCACCATAATAAAACTTTGTCCGGTCATAACTAAATTGCCCATTAGGGCTAATGCTGCTAATTGCCAGCACGTAGTACATTGTTTTCTGATCTGTCGTTAGCACAGCATCAACAAATGTGCCGCCCATAAAGGCGCTGCCGTAAACAATCGGAATTGAGTTAGTGGTATTGGGTGCTACTTGTTGTCTGACGCCTTGATCTACTGGTTGGTTTGCTGTTGGATCGTTCGGCGCAAATACCCGAGAGACAACATAGCTAACGGCAAAATTAACAGCAAAAGTTGAGACTGCTACCGCAAGAGTACCGCCTCCTAATAGTGCTGCGCCATAGGCAATAATTGTTGCAACCATTACTGCACCCTAAAAAATGTTGCTTGCATGGGGCTGTAGCCTCTTTTTGTGTAATCGATCCATGAGTTGTTAGCCATCACAGCGGTGACTGCTACATCAATGCGCCCGTCATCAATTAAATCTGTAGCCAAACGATTAAATTCTTTCCAGAGCCTGCCGCCCACAGTGCCGTTTCTATGCTCTGGCTTTACCCACCATGCTAGTTCGTGCAGTTCGTAGACTTCTGGGCACCAGACGTTTGTGGTAATCAGTGCCGCAATAAAACCTCGGGATTCATTGTCAATTAAAACAAAGCCACGCCCTGCCATCATCTGCGTCATCAGGTTGGCAACGTGCGTTTCATCATGCGCTGCTGCTGCTTGTAGTGCAGGCACAGGCGTCTGCGTGCTGTAGTCCCGCATCATTTGCAGCAACTGCGGCATATCGTGTTTGTTGGCTTCACGAATCATGCGCTATCCCTTCCACTTTCAACAACAGTTGTTTGCATGTTTGAGGTATTGCTGCTGACTGTTGCAGATTGTGGTGGCTTGCCAAAGTCAAAATACGTGGCTGCAATCACCGGCACTCGGTTCATGCTAGTGTCTGCTGAGTAAATAAAATTCCAAGCCTTAGGAGTCGTTTTAATGCCTTGGATGCGGTTTTCTAGGATGGTGCGAAAGCTAGCGCAAGTGATGCCTACCGTTGCAATGCGTGTTCTCAGTTGATCGTTGAAATCTTCTGTAATTGAACAATTGCTGACAATCCCTGTATACCGTTTAAAAAACTGTTGGCTGGGGCTGGTAATAATTTGATTGTTGCTGTCCAAGAATCCACGCCATACATCAATATTGCTGCCCTTGATATTTGCGGCAAGCACTGTAGCGACATTAGTGCCGTCTACGCCCGTCAAGGAAATTGCCAAATCTGCGCTGCTGGCTTTGATGTTTCTGTCAATTGCACTAATAGATAACAAGCTGCCCAAGTTGCTGAACGTCATGCTGTCTACAGTAATTGGTGCCGCAGCATTGCAAAAATAATAGGTTGTCGTGCTGGTGATAAGCCGTATAAATTCGGCTTGGATGATGGAAGGGCTGCTTAGTGCAGCCATTGTGGTAGTCATCCTGTTATGTCCTCAATAAACACAAAGTCACCATCCCATTCAACAAATGCGCCCGAGGTCATTGGGTTTAGTGTGTAGGTTGGGCATTGTGCCGCCAACAAATAAAACGTGCAGTCTGAACCGACTGCGGTTAATGCGTTGCCAATTGTGGGCGTGCCGATAATAGGACGATGCAGGTTGAATGTAATGGATGCGTTGCCTGGGTGTGGCGAGTTACTGCCTAGCGGCACATCTGCAGTAACTTTGTAGCTGTAGACGCCGATCTGTAAAAAATCACCGGCTTTAAAAACCAATTGTGTTGATGTTCCATTGGGCAGATTCCCAAGCGTGATTTGCGTGCCGTTGTTGCTGTAAGCCCCTATTGTCATTGCCGCTACTTGCGCCTGCACCAAATCGCCTTGGTAAGACGTAAACCAATTTAGCAAGCTGCTGGAAAATGTGATTGTCTCTGGCAGTTGGCGATCTTTGTTGTCGATAACTTGTATCACACTGCGAACTTGCGGGTAATACAAATAAGCGTGAGGCTTGACGGTAAATGACCAGGGCACAGATGTCAGGTATTCGGCAACCCGTACCTGGCCTGATCTGCTGACCTGCTGCCCAACAGTGCGCCGATTCTGAACGCTGATGCTTTGGCTGATTTCAAAGATGGTTTGGAAACTCATGTTCTTCCCCTGCCGAGCGATAAGTTTTTAGCGCCATATGCGTTTGCTGCCCAGACTGCTTTACTGCTGCCTAAGATTCGATCTTCAAATGATTTAGTGTCAATTGCTTGAATATTGTAATTGGTGATGTTTGTAGAGCCGCCCATCATTGCCATAGAGTGATTTGGCACAATTGCGCCAGCACTGCGAGGCACAAACAACTCTGGCCCACGTTCGCCAACTAAATAGCTGCTGTTGCTTTCAACTGGCCCACCATCCGCTTTTGGCCCACCAAATGGCTCTGCTAAAGATACTGACGGTGAAAAGACTGCTTTTGCAAGCATTGAAAATAAATTGTTTGCAGATGCTCTAAATTGAATTGCAAGCATATCTTTAATAACTGACTTTGCAAAATCTCCAAAATTTAATTTTCCCGTTGTTACAAATTCATCCAATGCTTTTGTCATGCTGCCCATTAATGAATCAAAACCTTTTGCACCAGCCTCAAAGCTGGTTTCCATGTCTTTGCCAAAAGTCTGCGCCCTAAATAAAAATCCATCAAAAACGCCGCCTGATTTTTCGGCTTTTAATATTCTTGTCCGTTCAAGTATATTTTGCAATGCTTTTTCATTTAGTTTTTCTTCTCTTGCAAGGGCTTCCATCCTGCTCATGCTGTCAAGATTTTTCATTGACATAATGGCTTCAACAGCATCTGCATATTTCCATTGTTGCTCTAACAATTCTTTTTCTTGCTGCAACTCTTCTGCTTTTAAATAAACTGCTTGACGCTCTAATTTAAACATTTCTTGAGCGCGAGTTAAAGATGTTTTGTCTAGTTCTTGCTTTTCTCGTATTGATGTATTGCCTTCTGAATAAAAAGCATTTAAATTAGCAATGGCTATAGCTGCCTCTTCTGCACTTGCTATTTCATGTGCTGCTTGCTCTGCCATATTTTTAAAAACTAATGTTTTTTTCTTTTCTTCGTATTCTTGTTTAAGTTCGTATAATTTTTTGTTAAGAATATTAAAGTTTGTAGCCGTAAATTTATTCTCTTCAGTTGCATCTTTTTGCAACCGTTCTAAATCTGCCTCTGCTTTTTTCTTTGCATATTCATTTTCTAATTTTTGTTGCTCATTTAAAAATTGATTTGTTATAGAAAATGTTTCTTCTAATCTTGCTTTTTCTAATTCAAATTTTTTCGCTTGTGTTGCCTTTGCTTCCGCAGCGGCTTTATCAGCAGCAGCTTTTGCTGCCGCAAGTGCTTTGGTATCAACACCCGGCGTCACTTGTCTTCTTGCTTCATCCTCTGGAGTAACAATCCTTGGGTCATCAAACCCTATTCCACGTCCTGATACTTTTGGTTCATTGCCTAATAATTTATTTTGATAAGCATCAAGTTCTGCTCTTTCTTTCAATCGTTGTTTAATATATTCTTGATTGTCTTTTACAATTTTGTCAACGCCTTTTGATAATTGACCAGTCATCAAATAGGTTGTTAATGTTTGAACATTTTTTATTGCATGAGTTACTTCAGCAGATATTCCTTTAATTACAAAAGTAACATCAGAAGCAGCGTGCGCTATTGTTTTAAAAGCCGAACCAAAAGCAATACTTAAAAAACTAGTTTCTTTCGTTGCTTCTTTTAAATAATTAGCAAGACTTTTTAATGATGGGCCAATTGATTCAATAATTAATATTGCAACATCTCTACCTACACTTCTAAATGTATCAAATGCTTCTGCTGCGTCTTTAATTGCTTGCTCTTGCTCACGCGTTACGCCTGTTCCTTCTTTAACACCTTTAGCAAACTCCACCATGTCCACGCCTTTGGCAGCTTTTCCAAACGCATCAGCGGCCCTTGCATTTCGTGTTAATGGGTCTTCTATGCTTGCCAGTGCATTAGCCGTTTTTAGCAATAGCTGTTGCGTAGACAAATTTGCAATGTCTTTTAAAGATATTCCTAATTCACTAAATATTTTTTGACCTTCAAATGAACCTTTGGCAGCTTTATCAACAAAATCAGTAAAACTGGAAATCATTTTTCCAGCGTTGTCACCTTTGCCGCCCGAAGTTTCTAACGCATTTGTTAGCTTTATAATTGAATCTATTGCTATGTCATTAGCAGCAGCAACATCTGCCAATTCATCCGCATATCCAATAGCTTTATACGTTGCAACAGAAAAAGCTGCTGCAAGTGCTGCTATACCATTTTTAGCAACACCAACAGCAGCTACACTAAATTGATCTAACTTTTTGCCAGCAGCATTTATGCCAGTGACAAACTCGGCGCTGTTAAGGCCAAGGGCTACACCGAGTCGTGCAATATTAGCCATGATCAAATCTTCCTTTGCTAAAGCCTGGTGCCTGCACCATAAAAGCTAACAGGCTGTCGTTGGCCTGCGCTACAAGCTGTTCTTTTGTTGCTGGAGGGTATAAGTAGTCATGTGCTGCGCCAAGCGTACCAGACAGCTTGTAGGGGGCTGCATTGGGCGGTCTTATGTAATTAAAAATGCCCGTTGTCAATACTGCAAGCTGCGCCAGCAATCCATGATTGCCGATTGTTCCATCGGCATAAAGTGTTTGGATTTGCAGCA